GCCTAAGCCTTTACCAGATACTAAAGATGCTGAACCCGCACCAGAACCTGAAGGCGTAACTACCTTTACATTTTTTAAAGGTGATGAAATTGGTGTTGCTAACCCAGCTGCTTTGTATGATAGAGGAGACTCTACACAGTTAACCCAAGCTGAACTACAAGAGTACTTTAGTGACGAAGGCTCTGGTATGTTGCGTGAAGCGTTTGGTACGTTTAACAATTACTTAGCTTATATGACTGAGCGTGAGCAGTTAATTCAGTCTGGTGACTATGACGTAGGTAACTGGGATGAGTACACTGGAGCGTTAACCGAAGATGAGTTAATGCTTCTTGAAGGTGAAGACCTTACTCAGTACGGTGACGATGCTGCATCTGATATGCCTGAACTTGAGCAACGTCGTTTGTTGGAGCAGTCATCTGCGTATGACCGTTGGATTAACTCTGAAGCCAACCAAGCACTGTTAGAGAAGTACGGTGTAGGTTCAACAATTTATAACCAAGACGGTGACAAGTATGAGTGGAACGGTTCTGCTTATGTAAAGACAGTTAAGGTTGATGACCATGCTGGTGTAGGTGATTACGTTAAAGCTGGTATTTTAGCAGCAATGAATTACTTTGCTGGTGGTGCTTTAACTGATGCTCTTGTTAGTACAGGCATGAGTGCAACACTTGCTTCTGGCACATCTGCTGGAATCTTAAATGCAGCAACACAGTATGCAGCTACAGGTGAAGTAGACTTTGGTGATGCTTTAGACTCTGCAATTTCTGCTGGTTTAAGTACAGAAATTATTAATCAATTAACTGAAGCAGGCGTCTTTGATCAACTTGAAGAATCATTAAATAACCTTACGCAAGATACTGTTCAATTAGCAGATGGCACTGAACTACCTTTAGACGGCAACCTAGTCACGTTGGCAGATGGAACTACTGTTAACTACTCTGATTTTATTACTCAAACAGCAGAAGCTGGTAATGCTGTAGTAGCTGAAATTAATCGAAGCCTTCCAGAGTTTTTAAGCACAATAGCAGATGCTTTTGAAGACAGCGGTGCAGCACAAGGTGTCGTTAATGTTATTGAAGGAATGACTACTGAGACACAACCTTATCCCGGATCTGAATCTCCGCAGGTAGCAGTAAATATCCCAAGCGGGGGAAGAGACATTTTTGCAGGCGATGCAGAACAAGTAGAGCAAGTAGAAGAACCTGAAGAAGTACCGCCAGAAGAAGACATACTTGCTGATACAACTCAAGAAGCTACAGGTTTTGAAGACAGTGTTGTACGTGAATTATTAGATGAATATATACAGCCTGTACTAGCATCTCTTGAAGACCAAGACTTAGAAACAGCAGGTATACAAACTGCAATAGGTACTTTAACAGAACAACAACAAGAGACACTGCAAGAGTTTGTTCGTCAAGGCGGTCAAATAGAAGAGTTAGATTCTAATCAACAACAGATTATTGAAGACCTTGGCGGTGTTAATGAAGTTGTAAGCGATCTTGCAGAGAACGTTAGTGGTCTAGAAGAAGGACTACAACAAGCTGAGACAGAACGTGAAGATATAAGAGCCAGTCAAGAAGCAGGGTTTATTCAAGCAGAACAAGATCGTCAGCGTCTTATGGAAGCTATTGTTGAAGCACGTGGTCAGACTACAGAGCTTAGTCAAGAGATGCGTGACTTGCTTGCACAGTCAAATCAAACAATGCAAGAAATGTTTGAAGGTACTGGTGTTGACATTGATGAGTTACGTTCAGGACAGCTTAGTCAAGAAGAAGCTACTAATGCGCTACGTGAGTATACTCAACAAGAGTTTGGCGCTGTACGAGAAGAGCTTGCAGCTGGTTTAACAGAGGCTCAACAAGAACGATACGAGTTAGCTCAAGATTTAATTGAAGTAGGCGGTTTAGTTGAAAACTTAGATGCTGCTTCACAAGAACGTTTTGATGAACTTGATATAACAGTAGATACTTTAGCTGAAGAATTTGGTGTTGATTTTGATCGTCTTGAGCAAGGTCTTTTAAGTGCAGAAGAAGCTACCGATGCTTTGCAAACATATGCTGAAGAAGAATTTGGTGCTGTTCGTGAAGACATTGCAGGTCTTGAAGAACGTATTGATGCTAATACTGCACAGCAGTTAGAAGAGCTTACAGGACTTAGAGCAGAGTTTTTACAAACTTTGTCTGCTTCTGAAGCTGCTGCTATTGCACGTAACCAAGGCTTAAGTGATCAACTTACAGAGCAAATTACAGGTGTTCGTGGTGAAACCGCTGCTCAGATAGAAGGTATTAATAACCGCCTAACTGATCGAATTGACGCCTATGAGCAACAAACAGGCGAACAGCTTGACATTGCTGCTGAAGAACGAGCAGAGCTAGGTGGTCAACTTGGTACGTTAACAACAGATGTAGCGCGTGTTGCTGAGGATGTTATACGTGCTGGTGGTCGCATTGAAGAGCTAGATGAAGCAAGTAGACAGCGTTATGAAGAGCTAGGTCTTAGTATTGATGAATTAAGTTTACGTGTTGGTGTTAACTTAAACGCTCTTAGTGAAGGCATGTTAACTCAAGATGCAGCATTACGAGAGCTTATTGAAGAAACAACACAGCAAACTGAACAGTCATTAACAGAACGTCTTGAAGAAGCAGAGCAAGGATTCGCTACAAGCTTATCAGATACTGAAGCTAATTTGTTGTCACAAATTACAGGCGTAGAATCTGGTGTGCTACAACAACTTGCAGAAGTTGAAGGTGGTTTACAGTCTCAGTTTGGTGAGCAGTTTGATGTAGTACAACAACAAGTATCTGGTTTAGGAGAACAAGTAACAGGTCTTGGTGAAGGTATTACAGGTCTTGGTCAAGCATTAGGCGTAGGTTTGTTAGGTCTTGCTGCGGCACAACCAACAGCGCAAGAGATTGCATCAGCAATGCCACGACAGCCTGTAAAGTTTGATCCGTTCCTTAAAGGTCTTAGCCCATTCCAACCTTTAACACCTATAGCACTTGCTCCACAAAAACAAACAGACGCTTTGAGCGAACTTAATAAATTTATTGGCAGACAAACAGGAATGCTGGTATGACATATCTTAACCTTATGAACAGTGTACTACGCAGACTTCGTGAAGAGGAAACATCGTCTGTTACCAGTACAACCTACGTTAAAATGGTAGGTGACTTTATTAATGATGCTAAGACACTGGTCGGTCAGGCTGCTGATTGGTCTGCGTTGCGTGAGACTATAACAATATCTACTACTGCGTCAGACAACACATACTCGCTGACAGGTGGTAGTGACAACATCAAAGTTATGTCAATGCTTAACGATACTCAAAACTGTTTTATGGAGTATCAAACTAAAGACTGGTTTAACGAACAGCTGTACATTAGCAGCGCAGCAGAAGGCACACCACGGTACTACACGTACAACGGTCTAGACTCTAGTGGTGACACACAGATCCTTGTAGGCCCAACACCAGACGGTGTGTACAGTATTCGTGTAGACACTGTTAAGCGACAAGCAGATTTGAGTGCTAACACTGATGAGTTGCTTATTCCTGCTATGCCAGTAATACACCTTGCTGTAGCGTTGTTGGCACGTGAACGTGGTGAGACAGGCGGTACGTCTACTGCTGAGTACTTTACTATTGCTAACCAGTACTTGTCTGACGCTATTGCTATTGACGCAGCAAAGCACCCTGAAGAGATGGTATTTAGGACTATCTGATATGGCTCAAGAACTTAAGAGTATCAATCTTGTAGCTCCGGCATTCAAAGGTGTTAACACCGAAGACTCGCCGTTGGCTCAAGACCCGTCGTTTGCAGAAATTGCAGACAACGCCGTGATTGACAAACGTGGTCGTATTGCTGCACGTAAGGGCCACACTGTTGTAACAACAAACAAGACTGTACTTGGTACTGACTCTTTGTACAGCATCAAAGAATATAGGGATGACGCAGGAAACACCAAGATATTCTCTGTTGGTAACAACAAGATTATGAGTGGTACAACTACACTAGCAGACGAGACTCCCGGTAGCTACACCATTAGTGCTAACGACTGGAAGATTGTTAACTTTAACGACCATTTATTTTTCTTTCAGCGTGGTTATGAGCCTTTGGTTTACTCCAATCACGTAGGCTCTGTAGAAAAAATGTCAACGCATCCCCATGCTTCGGGTGTTACCAGCACTATGTATGGGCATGAAGTGTTAGCGGCGTATGGTCGTTTGTGGACTGCGGACTTTAGTACTAACAAGTCTACTATTTATTGGTCAGACCTGTTAGACGGAGTTTCTTGGTCAGGTGGATCTAGTGGCAACATTGACGTGTCTAAGGTGTGGCCTGACGGTTACGACGAGATTGTAGCTTTAGCGGCACATAACGGCCTGTTGATTATTTTTGGTAAGCACAGCATTATTGTATATGACGGTGCTACTTCTCCTGCTTCTATGACGTTATCAGATACCGTAGCAGGCATTGGCTGTGTTAACAGGGACACTGTGCAGTACACTGGTACAGATGTGTTGTTCTTGTCGCACACGGGACTTAAGAGCTTTGGTAGGACAATACAAGAAAAGTCAATGCCTATCAGCAGCTTGTCTGGCAACATTACTAAGGACATCATTGCTGCACTGCAGAATGAGACAGAGTTTTTTAGATCAGTATACAGCCCAGAAGAAGGATTCTACCTGTTAACCTTTACAGGTCAAGATGTAACGTATTGTTTTGACGTGCGAGGTACACTAGAAAATGGATCATACCGTGTTACTCGATGGCCGTCAACTAAGTTTACATCGTACACACGATTAGAAGACGGTACGCTACACGTAGGTACAACTAACGGTATCAGTACGTATACAGGTTACAGCGATAACGGTAGTGGTTACAGATTTAAATACTACAGCCCAAGCTTGACATTTGGTGATAGTGCTAGAATTAAAATATTAAAGAAGCTAAAGCCTACATTAGTTGGTGCTAACAACTCTGTGGTCTTTATGAAGTGGGCGTATGACTTTGACACTACATACGCAACAACAGAGTTTACGGTAGGTACGCAGATAACTGGGTTCTACGGTGAAAGTGAGTATACAACAGTAGAATTTACAGGTGGTCAGCTAACAAACCAGCGTAGCCTCAACACCACCGGATATGGAACAAGTGTACAGGTAGGTCTAGAGTCAGAGATAGATGGCTCACCACTGTCACTTCAGGAGATTAACGTAATGGCTTTGATAGGAAAGCTACTTTAAGGGAGTAAACAATGGCTACCATTGGCACAGATGAAATTATGGGAATGCTGGGTAATGCAACTATTGGCACTCCTACCAACATAGACTATTCACAGTACTCATCAGAAAACATTGATGATCTTATCAATGCTGTTGCTGGTGGTGGAGGCGTTTTCCAAAATATTATGGGAAGTCTTGGTGATATAGGCTCTGCCCTCTCGCCAGCAATTCCTGCCATTGCAGGTACATTGTTAACAGGTGAGGCTTATGATCGACTTAGTGATGTTGGTCGTGAGGCTGAAGCAGCAGCAATGGGGCTTGCAGAGCGTGGTCTTGCTGGGTCACAGTTTAAACCGTTTACTGTAACGACTCCTACAGGTGCAATGTTTACTACACGTATGGGCGGTCAGCCTAGAATGCCTTCCTTTGGTCAGCTTGGTGGCCCTGTGACAACAGACTTTCAGGATCAGTTGCAACCATTAGGACAGCCATCAATGATGTTGCCTCCAAATATTGATCAGTTAGTTAGCCAAATAGATATGCAAATGCCTGGTCAAATGCCACAACCCGGACAATTAACCCCTACTGAGGCTAGAGGAAGATTATTGGATTTACTTGGAAGCGCTCCGTCTTCTTCTCAGTTTGCTCCTCCTCCCGGAATGCCTGCTAGACCTGAAATGCCTATGATGCAAACAGCAGACATGGTGCAATTTACAGACCCAGTAACTGGCAGGCAAATGTCTGGAAGCGGTACTCTTCAGCAATATAGAAGACAGCTAAAAGATTATTACGACGCCACTCCCGGCTCTCAACAGTATTATGAGGGTCTGGAAAGACAACAACAAAGAGAACGATTCCCAGATTTGTTTGGTATTGCTCAACCAGAAAGACCTACCGCACAACCAACTACAGGCGGTCTTGAAGTAGGTATGACGTTATCACCTCAAGAGCAAGCTATGCAACAACAGTTGTTTGGCGGTGCAGGTCAGTTCTTCGGACAAGCACAGATGCCTACAGCAACACGTGAGCAGGCTATCTTTGAGCGTATGCGAGCAGCACAACGTCCTGAAGAAGAACGCCAACGTCTAGCACTGGAAGAGCGTCTAGCAGCACAAGGACGTCTTGGTGTTAGCTCTGCTGCTTACGGTGGCGCTACTCCTGAAATGCTGGCTATGGCTACAGCGCAAGAAGAAGCTCGTAACAGAGCCATGCTAACCGCTATGCAGCAGGCTCAGGCAGAACAAGCACAACAAGCAGGACTAGGACAACAGTTCCTTGGTGCAAGCTATCTACCACAAACACAGCTGTTAGCAGCAACACAACCAGCACAGCGCATGGCAGAGCTACAGCAACAAGCTCAGTTGTACGGTACAGGACTCTTTGGTGAGACTGCGTTGTCTGGTATTGAGTCTAGATTGTTGGCAGAGCAAGCACGTGCTAACTTACTAGGCGGCATAGGATCTAACATCCTTGCTGGTTTGTTTACACCGCAGGTTACTAAGTCCGGTACTGTTATTGATCCGGGTGGTTTTGGTAATATAGGTGAAATTATAGAAGGCGTCGGTAGCGGTCTTGGCGGATTGTTTGGTAACATATTTGGAAGGGATTAATCATGGCTAAGTTTTCACAAACATTCTTACAGGGTCTGTTACAGCCTTCTTATCAAGAGGGTTTGTTTACTGCTGCCCGTGGTATTGGTCAAGCTCCTGCTCTTCGTATGCAACAACAGCAGCAACAAGCAGAGCAACAACAACTTGCTGCTATGGACCCTACGCAGAGATTTAACTTTGCTATTGATAAGTTAAACAAAGCTGGTAAATACGACGAAGCTGCTAGATTAACAGCTAGTAGAGACCAGTATACTTTTAATCAAACCGAAAGAGCAGCTAAACAACAAGTAAGGGACGATAAAAAAATAATTGATTTTGTTTCTAATGGTATGTTAGCAAACCAACAAACAGAAGTACCTACTACTTTAAAAGTAGGAGAAGAAGAAATAACTATTCCTCCAAGGTTGCGTGATGATATTTTAAAAGAGGCTAATCTAAAAAGAGAGCAACAAGAAAGTGCAGCGGCTTCTAAAAGTGCGATGGAATTGACAGGATATTATGCAGACTATGTTAATAACAATACTGATCTATTAGAAAAAGTTCCTTCGCTTCAGCAACACATCGACACGCTTAACTCAACAGAGCCTCAATCTACTTTTGTAAGAAAGGCTGCTGTCTCTGCTATTGTTAAAGCTGTTGATGCTGATCAGAAACAAAAAACAGACGCTATGTATTCTGACGAAGAGTATGACAGACAAGCAAGGATAATTACAGAAGACCTTATAAACGCAGGTTCTAATACTCATTTCTGGCAAGACTGGATGGGTAAACGTGACATTCACGATTTTTTAACAGGTAGCGGTACAGAAGATGAGGTAGAAGTTTTTCAAGAACAAATGGCATTAGGCATTAAACAGGGTATCAAAGGTAAGAAAGAGTTAATTGACTTTGCTATGTCTGGTATGCGTCGTAAAATAAAAGGTCAAGAACAATCAGAAGCTATTGACGAAAACGAAAGGCTGCAACAACAACTATTTGACAGTATCGTTAGAGACTTAATGGATGAGCAAGGACTTACACTAGAACAAGCAGAGGCTCAAGCACGTATTTTAACAGGTGCTGGTCCTATTGATCCAAAACACGCTGCTGGCGCAGGTATCTTACTACTTTAAACTGAGGTTTTCATGGCTAAAGCAACCGTTAGTAAACAACCTGAAAGTTCTAATGTAGATGATAGGGAAGATTTTAAGAACCCTAAAGAAGCTATACCTAGACTAGCGCGTCAAGCAGTAGATGCTGGTGCTACTTTAAAAGAGGTAGCGGCTGTACTGAAAACAGACGAAGCTTCTGTTGGTAAGATACTAGGCATTACCCCGCAAGATGCTACTAAGATAGAGTTTTTTGTCAAACCCGGTGATGAGTTTGATACGGACTTTGATAAAACTCCCAGCATGTTTAAGCAAGTTGTTGATCGTGCTAGATATGCTTTAGAGTCTAGAGAGCTTCCTGATGTAAGCGTTGATAAACCTGACGTTACTCTTACTGACTTAATGGCTCAGTCCAAACCTACAATGCCTTCTGTCAAAGTCCCTGATGTAAGCGTTGATAAACCTGACGTTACTCTTACTGACTTAATGGCTCAGTCAAAGCCATCTTTACCGTCTGTTTCAATTCCTGAAAGACCTAGTGTCGCCAAACCCGATACTACTTTAGCCCCTGTTCGTAAAGAAATTAGTCCTATGGGGACTTACGGGATGACCCGTGAAGAATTTGAAGCAGCTAGAGGACCACGTATAGGTGATGTAAAGCGTTCAGATATAGGTGGTGTTTTAAAAGACGTAGACATTTCTGAATCTCTTAAAGCAAAGATTAATGCTTTTGCAGAATTGAATCAAAGACTATCTGAAGTTTCTAAACCAGACGTTGTTGAACAAGAAGATGCAATGGCTGGTTTGTCTGACAGCTTGAAAGAAAAAGTAAACGCCTACAAAAACTCTAAATCTGAAGAGGGTATAGGGGTTCTTCGTGAAATAGCGGGCGGTCTGTCTTTGCAAACTGCGGACGAACTAGAAGCTTTATATGCATCTAAGGTAAACAACACATCTTACTCTGTTGAGAAAGACAGGATTAACAGGGAGAGGGAAGAGTTTTCTTATCTTAATCCCGGCGCTGCCGTAGCTGCAGAAACGGTTGGTATTATTCCTTCAGCATTTTTAAGCACAGCCCTTTTAACTAGAGCAGGCATTGTCAGCCTACCTAAACAAGGTGCGATAGAAGCAGGTACATACGGTTTTGCTTCAGGAGAATCTGCAGAAGAACGGTTAATTTTAGGCAGCACTAGCGCATTAGTAGGTGGCGGTGTAGGTAAAATAATTGATTCTGTTTTTAATCCTAATCTTGTAAAAACATCTACAAATCCAGATACGTTACACACACAACAAGTTGATGCGTTACAGACTGCTGTGTCTGGACAAAAAGTAACCAGACCAACCGCAGAGTTAACGGACGATGATCTTGTTGATCAGTTAATTATTAGAGAGACTGAGTTTCTTGCTGACGCAGTAGGGCGGCAAGGTACTGATCCTAATGCTTTAGGTAACACAATGCTTCGTTTGATGCGTTATGCAGAAGAGATGGGTGTTAGTGGTAAGCAGGCAGCTAAGGTTGTAGGTAAGAACAAAAGAGTTAAGCAATTAATTAAAGACTCTAACAGGGGTTTTGATGATGTTACACAGCTTAATGCCTTTAGAGAAGACTTGTTAGACCTAGCAGCAGGTCGTCTATCTATAGATAAAGGAAGAACAATACCAGAAGCACAAAGCAGCATTGTTAAGTTTCGTCGCTTTGCGTCACCGTTAGCTACCTTAGCAGAAACAGTAGTAGGCCCAGCATTCTCTTCTCGTATTATTCGTGGAATGAACCGCGTAGTTCGTGGTCAGTCTGAGCTAGACGAAATGTGGAAGGGTATGGAAGGTCTGAGAAACTTAGCAGATGATGTTAAGTTTAACGACTTGATGCTGGATGCTGTTAACGCAACAAACATTGGGGCCAAAGCAGCAGCAAAATCTTTACAAGCCGCTAAGAAATACGCTGATGCTAAAATAGGTAAAGGTGCTGGTGAAAGACTGCAAAAGTTCTTTGATGATAACGTGGAGTTTAACAGTCGTTATCGTAAAGAAGTAACTGCTGGTGTTTTATCGGATGTATGGTTGCACTCCGCACTAAAGTATGTAGATGATGATGTTAGTTTGCGTATCAACAGGGCAAGAGCTGCTGGTAAAGCAGAAGATGTAGCCAGTAAGAAACGTAGCCGTAAGTCTATGGAAGAAGAGCGAGCAAAGCTAGATGGAGAGGAGCTAGAGTACGCTAACATCTTTGATTCTCATTGGCGTTGGCAGAGAGAAACTCTTACACGTATGGAGCTAGGTAAGCAACTAGGTTTCCGTACATCTGGTATGCCTACTGTAGCATTAGATGTTGATAAGCTACCAAAGCGTCTTAGAAAAAAAGTCAAGAAAGGTGAGATGACTGCTTTAGAAGCAACAGCTAAACTTGAAAGTGATTCCTTTAAGTTGTTTGATGAGAAGATCATACGTGAAGCAATGGAACGCGAAGGCCTTTCTGATCTACAAATTAAAAACGCTATTGAAATATTAGATGACTTAGGTGTTAACGCTAACAGAGGTATGTCTCAAGAGTTAGAAGTTGTCAGAAGCTTAGGGTATGTAGGTACTATTGCTAATCCTTACGGTGCGTTGATGAACGTACACGATTTATTCAACGCTGCTTTTGAGTTAGGTGTAGGTAACGTACTTAAGTCTGTCTTTGGTAAAAACAATATACGTCTTTCTGCTGATGATGTTGGTCTGGCTAGGCAAGTCTTTGGTGAGTTTATTAGACGGTCTACTAAAGGTGATAGCTCTATAACAGGAGTTAAGTTCCTAGAAAAACTAGCTAAGGGCAGTGAAGATTTACTTGAATGGTCTATGAAAGCTTCTGGTTTTTCTGGTCTTGATAAGTTCGGTAAGACAAAGATCATGGGTGCTTCTTTTAACAAGGCCAAGCAAGACATGGCTAGAGGGTCGTTTGATAGTAAGTGGGCTAACACTTTTAGCAAGGCGGAACTAGATCAACTTAAAAGAGACATATCTGCTGGCAATACTAACAGTGAACTTGTCCGTGATCTAGTTATGTTTGACCTGTTTAGACTACAGCCTATTAACCCAGCAGCCCAGACTTCAGCAGGACTTAAAACTCCTAACGCACGAATCTTTTACATGTTAAAAGGTTTTGCTGTCAAGCAGCTTGATCTAATGGAGCGTCGTATCTTTAGAGAGTGGCAGCAAGGCAACAAAAAAGAAGCACTCACTAACGCAATGAAGTACCTAGTTATTTCTGGTGGTGGTTTCGGTGTTGTCAACGAAGGCCGTCAAGTGTTGAAAGGAGAAGCACCTAACCCTGAAGAGGCTGCTGTTGGTGCTTTGTATCAAGTAGGCTCAGTAATTACTTTAGGGGCTATGGGTGCTAACGATTACGGCTATACCAAATTTATGCAAGACCCTTTAAACGCTATGATGACTAATATCTTCCCTCCGTTAAGTGCTACGTTACCTGCCGCTGTCTTAAAAGATATGGGTGAAGCAGCAACTAAAGGAGACCCACTACCAGATGAAACAATATATGCTCTTCCAGTAGTGGGTAAGACCCTTAAAGGTGTGTTTGACTAAATCTCGCAGTTGTTACCAGTACAGGCTAACGTCTGTGATCCTTCAGTCATATCAGAGTTTTCAGAGATGTTCCAATCAATAGTCTCTGGAAACTCTGCCTTCAACGTCTCATAAGTTTCCTCATCAATAGGCTCATAAGGTGCTTGCTGATATGTGTGTTCACTGTACGGCAAGAACGACACACCACTGATCTTATCGAACTTGTTGTACAACCACTGACCTACCTCAAGAAACTCATCGTCCCTGTAGTAACAGGTCATTGACGGTTTGTGTTCACACCAGAAGTCCTGATATATCTCCCACAGTTCTAACTGTTCCATAGCACCCATCTCAGAGGCCACCACAGCCCCGTCAGGGGACTTTATAGGGAAGCTGAATACCTTGGTACTGGGTGACATTACGTCGTCCTCTACAGGGATTCCTGCGGCCTCAAGGACTGTACACAGTGGGTCTCTTGCATCTGCTCGTACTCGTCTGATGTACTGTTGTGCGTATCGTGGATGTATACCGCTAGCAGAATCAACCAGTTGAGACACAGTACCGCTAGGCTTAACGGCGGTAATAGCAGTAGAAATATTAATAGACAGTCGGTCAGCCCATGATTTATTCGTTCCGATAGCCTCTTCACGTAACTCAGTAAGCCATGTTTTGAGGACACCTTTATCTCTCCTTCCCGATAGAGTCGGGTGATCCATAATGCCTGTTAGTGATACACCAAGCAGTGCTTCTTCCTCAGTGTTGTTCTTCCAAACCTTACGCAGGTAACGGAAGTCTGTCAGGGTAGCCTGTAAAGTTCCAAGGATAGTCGCAACACGTACTTTTCGTTTAAGGTCTGACAACGTATCGGTTGCCCTGACAACAACTTCCGATAGATTGCAGAATTGGTAAGGTCGGAGGATAATTT